ATGATTTTGAATTGATTGCATTTGACTTTGTTAGCAATCCATCAACCAAAGGTGCGTTTATGTTTCCATCTGGAGAACAATCTTTACAAGAAGGAGTTGTAAAAAACCCATTAACAAACAAATGGGAGAATGTAGAAAATCTAATAAGAGACATTTTAGGAGAAATTAAATAATATGAATGATATTCTAGCAGAAAATATTAAACTTAAATCAGATTTACAATATGATATTTTATTTGAATCAAAAGAATATTATGGTTTAGATTCTAACACCAAAACATTCATAAAAGAATGTTATGATATGGGTGTAAATCGTTCAATTTATTTGCATCAACAAGATCAAGCATTACTTGAAAGTATTGATGAAGGATTGTGGGATAGAGTAAAAGCAGGCGCAGCTCGTTTTGGTCAAGGTTTAAAAAATGTCACCGGTGTTGGTCAACCAAATGCAGATAGTAAAGATGCGGGAGTTGATTCATTATTAAATTCATTTAAACAAAAGTTTGAAAAGGCAAAACAAGCTAGTGCTCAACCAAATGGAAATCAAACTGTTGCAACTGAATTGACAAATGATTTAGAAAAAATAGATAATGCATCTAAATCTGATAATACTCCACCACCTACACCACAACAAGCAGCCGCAGTTGTTCAACAAAGTACTGCTCCTAAAGAATTAAAAGATAAAATTTTAAATGCAATCAAACAAAATCCTGGTAAAACTAAATTTTTGTTAGGTGCATTAGCATTTGGTGCTGGTGTTGCTGCTGCAGCTGCTACTGGTGGAAATCCATTAGTAGGTAAAGCCGCTGGTGCATTAATTAATGGTATTGGTAACGCTGCTTTGGCTAAAATTCAAGGTCGTGGTACTGGTGATGCTGTAATGTCTGGTTTGGGAGGTGCTTTAGCCGGTGCTTCTTTGGCAAGTTTAGGTGCTGGAGCAACCAATTTATTGGGTGCTGCTGCTGAAAAAGGTGTTGATGTGGTAATGGGTACAGATGGAAGTGCATTGCCTGTAACAAAGACTGCAACTCCTTTTCCTGGTACTAGACCAGAAGATATTGTTCCTGGTAGTGCAAATGATCCAAATCAAGGAATGTATCAAGGAAATCCAGCTTCTGCTGGGCCAGGAAACTGGCAATCAGGTGCAATAGCACCGGAAGATCAAAGATTGCCTGATACTGAAGCACCAGATACAAATCAATATGATGCACAAGGTAATAGAGTTTATCCACAACAAGGATTTGCTGATACGAGTGATGCAAATAGTCCAGAAGTACAAGTTACACAACAACAAAGTGCGGTATCACCAGAAGATTTAGGAACAACTAATGCTGATCAAGACGCATTTGCTGATACAAGTGATGCAAATAGTCCAGAAGTACAGACAACACAACAACAAGTTGCAAATACACCACAAGGTGCAGCACAACCAAGATTTAAATCGGCATTAGACCCAAGATCTGCAAGAGTTGCATTTGACAGATCTAGAGGAGTAATTAAAGAAGAAAAAATGTTCGTTAAATCTTATAACAACACATATACCATTAAAAAATCTTTGAATGAAAATATTGAAGAAAAATGGAATGAAGGTGTTGAAGAAACACTTGACGAATCATTAAATCCAGATCAACAAAAAATATATGATGAATTTTTGACAGATTTGGGTAAAATGTTTAAACAACCAAAAGATCAAGTAATATCATTTATGCAAAGTCAAGGAACAAGATTTAAAAATGTTCTTGACTATATTAATCAAAATGTAACACCTGCTGCACCAGCTGCACCACCTGCACAACCAAGCGGTCTTCCTCAAATTACACCTCAACTTAAACTTGATGTTGATACAAAAATCAAAACATTGTTGTCTGGTCTTACAATTTTAAATCCAAAAGTTCAAAAATTATTAAAGAAAAATCCAACAACAAGAGTTGCAGGTAACAACGCAAGTTATGTATTTAGATTAACTAATACGGGAGATATTGCTTTTATCATAAAAGGATGGCTCGGTCAAACTTCATTCTTATATCAAGATAAACCAACTGTTGCACAACAAAATGCTCAACAAGTATTGATTAAAGAAATTGCATATAAACCAATTGATACATTAAAAAATAATTTTATCGTTCAATTATCAAAAAATTTGGCACTATATTATAGTCAAAAGTCACAATTAGCAGGTCAATTAAAACAAAATCAACTTGAAATTGTAATACGTAATCATTTAACACAAGTGTCAAAAACAAATCCAGCATTTAATAAATTGTTCAGTAGTATATTAGTGTTATTAGATAGTGTATCTACTAGAATGAAAGCAAGTAAAACTAAACCAAAACAAATTTGGATTGGTATTACTAATAAAGGAATGGGATTATTTACAGGTTTGCCAAGTAAGAAAAAAGTTCAACCAGGTAAACCAGTTATCCGTAAAAAACCATAACATTTATAAATTAGTATAATATTTATATCATATGATTAAATTAACTGAAATAGCAGAAACATTGGGAATTAAAAATCAACCCCAATCTCCACAACCAGTTCCACAAGCTGTTGGAGAATCACCTGCAGCAGTAAAGACACTTACCAAGGAAGAAAAGAAAGCTCTTTATGAATTGGTACATAATTATAATGAATATGGAAAAGTTCTTTATGAATATCATCAATTGATGAAAGTTGCGGAAAATATTGATAAAATATCACAATATGCCGAAACATATGCATTGAATGAATGTGGTGATTGGATGCAAGAAAATACTGCTATTCGCCATTTCAAAGAATTGAAGAAGATGTCTGAAGCATTTAAGAAAAATGCTGCTAAATGTCAACAACAAAACAATGAAATGGTCAGTTTATATGAAGATATGGGCAATATTTTAGAAAAATATTTTGAAATTAAAAGTCATTAAAACATTATAAATAGAAACGAAAAACCCCACTTTTTACAGTGGGGTTTATTTTTTTAAATTTCTACTGAACCAAGTTCATCTATTTTATTTAACATATCACTGAACGATTTAAATAAATGTTTGGTATCATTTATTAATAAAATATAATCGTCATCTGTTTTATATATTTTATAAGTGTAATCATCCATGTCTTTTTGATTTTTTACTTTTAATACAAGTCGTGCATCACCTTCTGGTTCAAATCCCATTCCATATAACATATCTAATTCTTTCCAATCCCATCCATTTGGATGATCTATATCATCCAACTTATATTCTTTTTCTCCACTTTCTTTTGTTAAGAATGATTTTAAGTGTGTCATAATTAATTATTAATTTTAATTGCGTCTTTTATGAAACTGTATAATTTATTTTTTATTTCTCCTTCACCAGTATCATTAGTAATTGGATCGGATAACTTATAACGAATTTCTGCTGAAGGTTTATCAAAGTCTTCTTCATTTTGATATTCAGTATACCATACACCATATTTGAAAGAATTTTTTGTATCATCTTCTTCGTTTGTTAATTTCTTAATTACAAACTTAATTGTATTTTCATTGAATTCTTTATCAAAACTCAATTCCATACCAGATCCAGCATTTTTGTTGTTGACTGGACCTGTTACTTCTGCAATTTTTGCAACTTCATATGGTTTAAAATCAAGTCCCTGATTTTTATTTAATTCATCTCTAAACTTAACATTCTTTTTGTTTAGTTCAGCGGTTTCATTGATTACATTTGCGAATGATCTACGAAATATTTCTTTCAATTTTGTTCGTATTTCGTTCTTTTTTGCATCTGGTACATTTGCATATAATGCACGTAAATATCTTTGAACATCACCGTCAGTACATCCAAGTTTTTTACCAGTTTCTTTGTTGTAAATACATTTACCTTTTATTTTATATGGCATAATACAATAAATATCAAGATTTTTTATTACTTTCAATTTTTTATTTATATTTATTTAACAGTAATACGACATTTCCTTTGTCGCAACATATAATTAATTAATCTTCATTGAAGTTCAAATCCTCAATAACTTCACACAAATAAGGAAAATAAATATGTCAAATCTATTAAAAGAAGCTATTGCTGACGCTAAGGCTGTACGTGCTACAGCACTTGCAAATGCAAAAGCTGCGTTGGAAGAAGCATTCCAACCAAAACTAGAAGCTATGTTAGCCGAAAAATTAAAAAACGAAATTTCTGAAGGTGAATATGGTTCAGATGAAGTATCTGAAACAATGCCAATGGAAATGTCCGCATCAGATGATGCAATGGATGAAGGAATGGAAATTACAGATGAAGAATTAAATGAAATTCTCGCTGAACTAGAAGGTGAATTGGATGAAGCAGGTCAAGTTGACCCAAATGTTCCAGTTGCACCAGCACCTGCTCCAGTTGATCCAGCCGCAGCAGCACCAGCTCCAGTTGCACCAGTTGATCCAATGGCAGCTCCAGTTGCACCAGCACCTGCTCCAGTTGATCCAATGGCAGCTCCAGTTGCACCAGCACCTGCTCCAGTAGCCGAAGAAGCTGAAGGAGAAGAAGTAGTTGATCTACAAGAACTTCTTGATTCATTGAACGAAGAAGAAACCGAAGAAGAAGAAATGGAAGAATCTATCGTCAATGAAGAAAAGGAAGAAGACGACGAAAAAGAAGAAAAGGTAGATGAAAAGATTGAAGATGAAAAGGTTGACGAATCTCTTCAAGCTGAATTGAACGAAGCTATGTCTACTGTTCAATATCTCCGTGATCAACTTAACGAAGTTAATTTGTTGAATGCAAAGTTGCTATATACAAATAAACTATTTAATCAATTTAACCTCGACCAAAAGCAAAAACTTAAGGTTGTGGAAACATTCGACTTGGCTAAGTCCATCCGTGAAGTCAAGTTGAGTTATACTATTTTGTCCGAATCATATAGTTTAGGTGGATCAGTTGTCAAAAAGACTAATACAACTGCAAAAACAATCACCGAAGGTTTGGCAAGTAAACCAGTTGCATCAACAGCTCCTGCAAAGGAATTGATTGTAGAAAACAGCAACGTGATGGCTTCAAGATTCCAAAAGCTCGCCGGAATTAAGAAGTAAAAAGTTAAATTAAGGTGAGTAAAAACTAACTATAAAATAAATTCAAATTATGAGTGATATTAAATCATTATTGACAAACAATATGAATCCACAGGCTAAGTTGATGACTGAAACCCGTGGATTGCAAAGCAAATGGGACAAGACTGGTCTTCTTGAAGGACTAGAAGGTGTCGATAAGGCACACATGTCCATCTTGCTTGAAAACCAAGCACAACAATTGTTAAACGAAGCTACCTCAACAGGTACTTCCCAAAACAGTGAACAATGGGCTGGCGTAGCTCTTCCATTGGTTCGCCGTGTATTCGCTGAAATTTCCGCTAAGGAATTCGTTTCAGTTCAACCAATGAACCTACCATCTGGTCTAATCTTCTATCTAGACTTCAAGTATGGTACTACCCGTGGTGGTCTTCCAGGCCAAAACGGTTACAACGGACAATCCTTGTTCGGTGGTACAGGACTAAAACTTGGTTCTACCGATACTGCAACAAACGGTCTATACGGTGTAGGTCGTTATGCATATACTGAAAACTTCACTTCTTCAGTATTGTCATTTACTACAGGTTCAGTAAGCTTCAGTGATGTTGACTTGAATTCATTATATGTTCCTACAGGTTCATACAGAAAACTAACTGTAAACGTCGGCGACAATACCGGCAACAGAATTGATTTGAATGCAGTAAGAAGCTTTGCTTTGAGCGGTTCATCAATTGATCCAACCCTACAAATCAATGAATTAACCAAGGTATATAACACTGGTTCATTGGCATCTCCATATTACAGAATTCAATTCATTGTAACTGGTTCACAAGCACCAACTCCAGGTAATGCTACATTGACATATACAGTACAACCTACCGATAACACCCGTGGCGACTTCGAAGATACCAATCCATTCAAGGGTGGCACAGGCAATGTTGGTATCAACCAAGGTACCGATATCAACATTCCAGAAGTTAACTTGGAACTTAAGAGCGAACCTATCGTTGCTAAGACTCGTAAGTTAAAGGCAGTCTGGACCCCAGAATTGGCTCAAGACTTGAATGCTTATCATAGCATTGATGCAGAAGCAGAATTGACTGCTCTCTTGAGTGAATATGTATCAATGGAAATTGATCTTGAAATTATGGACATGTTGATTAATGCAGCTCCTGCATTGACAACCGAAGCATGGTCTGCAGTAATCGGTAAAGACATCATTAAGGGTGCAAATGATGCTAACGGACTACCAACATTCACCGTAAACAACGATTCAACCAATCGTACTGCTTACGTAAAGAGCACTTGGTTCCAAACTCTTGGTAACAAGATCCAAAAGGTATCTAACAAGATTCATCAATTGACTCTACGTGGTGGTGCAAACTTCCTAGTAGTAGGTCCAGATGTAGCAACCATCTTGGAATCAATCCCAGGATATGTTGTTAACACAGACGGTGATTCTGCTAAGTTCGCAATGGGTGTAAGTCGTGTTGGTAGCTTCGCAAGTCGCTTCCAAGTCTACAAGAACCCATATATGCAAGAAAACACCATCTTGATGGGCTTCCGTGGAAATAACTTCCTAGAAACCGGTGCTGTATATTCTCCATACATCCCACTAGTACAAACTCCATTGGTATACGATCCAGTCAACTTCACACCACGTCGTGGCGTATTGACTCGTTATGCTAAGAAAGTAGTACGTCCCGAATTTTACGGTAAGATCTATGTATCTGACCTAGATCAAATCTAATCAATACTAAGATAGATTAAACAATGACCCCGGCAGAAATGCCGGGGTTTTTTATTTTGTAATTCTATTTATATTATATGATAAATTTAACTGATATAGTGGATGAAATTTTAGAAAAAAATGAACCAATGAAGTTGGTTAAAGATGTTCAAATAAGCGAACAATTAAAATATCATTTATATAGAAAACTTACATTAGAAGAAAATATATTTAGAATTTATAGTGAAGGATATTTTAAAATAGTAAATGAAGTTCGTGGTTTATACAATGATGACGCAATTTTATTAAAGGAAATGGTGATTTAAAAGTTAGAATAACTAAATTATAATATATTTATAAACAATGAGTGCTAATTTAGATCAAGATAGAGTAAGATGGCCAGGTAGCGGTAGTGCTGTAACTACTGGAAGCATACCATTTGGATTTTATTTGACAGAACCTACTCCTGTTAGTTTAACATCAAGTGTTGGATTTTTTGAATATGACTGTGAGAAAAGCGCAGAGTGGGCTGCAAAAAGAATGGGATATCCAATCATTGACATTGAACTAATTGATGTAAATTTTTATGCAGCATTTGAAGAAGCTGTTAATGAATATGGTGCTCAAGTAAATCAATTTAATATCAGAAATAATTTATTGAATTTACAAGGATTAAACACTGCAAATAATCCTAATATTACAGGAAAAAATGTTACCGGAACAGGATTACCATATATAATACAATTAGCTAAAGGATATGGTAGTGAAGTTGGTGTAGGTGGTTATGTTGATATAAAAAAGGCTGCAGTTCAATTAACATCCAGTGTACAAACATATGATTTACAAACAATAATTGGTACAACTCTTGAAACAGGTAGTAGAGTTGAAATTAGAAGAGTATTTCATGGTCCTCCACCAGCATTTGCTCGTATATATGATCCATTTAGTATGACTGGTATGAGTTATAGCAATGTATTGAATGAAATGGGTTTTGCTGGATATAGTCCTGCTACACAATTTTTGATGACACCAATATTTGAAGATTTATTAAGAGGTCAAGCAATTGAATTTAATGATATGGTTCGTAAGAGTGCATATAGCTTTGAAATTGTCAATAATAAATTAAAGATATTTCCTATTCCTACTCACGATCATACAATTTATGTTGAATATGTTGTTGAAAAAGATAAATTAAATGGTGCAAATACATTTAGTAGTGGAAGTAATTATGATGTAGTCAGTGATTATAGTAATGTTCCATATCAAAATGTAGTTTATTATAAATTAAATGCAGTTGGAAAACAATGGGTTAAGAAATATTTCTTGGCATTGTGTAAAGAAAATCTTGGTTTGATTCGACAAAAATATAGTACAATTCCAATTCCTGGTGGAGAAGTAACATTGGATGGTTCTGAATTGCGAAGTGAAGCGGCATCTGAAAAAGAATCGTTAATTACACAATTGAGAGAAAATCTTGAAGCTACTAGTCGTAAAGCTCAAATGGAAGCTAAAGCAGATGAAACTGAAAAGATGACATCAATCATGAAGACTGTTCCACTACTAATTTATATTGGGGTTTTGGTATTTGGTTTTATATTAATATTTCATGATAAACCTATGTCTTATTTGCAACATTTCATTTAATAATAAAATATTATGGCATTATTTGGAAGATATTATAGTCAACGAGACATTAATTTGGTTAATCAAATTAATGCAGAATTGATGCGTGACATTATTGAAACATTGGTTGTTTTATTTAAGATTGCACCAAATGAAACCAATACAAACATTTATGGTGAAGCAGTTGCGGCTGAAGGAAAGAGTTTTTATTCTGGTGTAGAATTGAGTAGTATAATTGATCGTGGTGATATTAGTACAGATGATGAAGGATTTGGACCTGATAGAGATCAAACTGTTGTATTTAAATTTAGAGAATTGTCATTAAAAGATGCAAGTTTTTATCCAGAAGTTGGTGATATGATATTATTTAATGATCGTTATCATGAAGTTGATAATGTTGTACAGGAGCAGCTGCTCGGAGGTCAAGCAAATAAATCACATAGTATTATTTGTAATACGCATTATAGCAAGTTGAGCAAAATTAATTTAGTTAACCGTCAATTTTAATTATGTGGCAAGGAAATACGAACAATCCAGTACCAACAAATAACAATGTTGAAAAGAACAATCCTATTGTATCTAATGTAAGAAACATTGCATTGGATACTAGAAGAGATGAAGATGCAAAGAAAAATTTTACTGTTAGTTTATTAGATATTGATACTGCATTGATTAGTTATATACAAAATGTTATCAATCCTACTGTAATTGACGCAGGTGAAAATATAAAAGTGCCTATTATATATGGTAATCCTGAAAAATGGTATGCAGCAAAAGCTCAAGGCGGTTTAAGAGATCAACAGGGTAAATTACAGATTCCTTTGATAATGGTTAAAAGAACATCATTTGCGAAAGATGAAGGTTATCAAACATTTAATCGTTATTTGAGTTATCCAGTAATGACTAAGTTCAATGAAAAGAACAAATACGATAAATTTAATTTATTAAATAAGACAGTTGCTCCTACCAATCAAATATTTGCAGTTACTATGCCTGATCATATTAAAGCAGAATATGAATTTATTGTATGGACTGAATATGTTGAACAAAACAATGCAATATTAGAAAAAATTAACTTTGCAGAAGGAGATTATTGGGGCGATAAACAAAGATTTAACTTTAGAGTTAAAATTGATAATTACACCAATACGATTGAATCAAGTGGTGAAAAAGACAGAATGGTAAGAAGTACATTTACTTTAACTACCAATGCTTATTTGTTGCCAGAATCTTTTGAAGATAGAAAACAAACTGTTCAAAGATTATTGACACCAAAACAAGTAAAATTAACAGCAGAAATTGTTAGTAGTACTCAAATGGCTAAGGTTAATCAAAAGGTTAAAGATAACACTTATAGTAACAAAGGAAATCCTTATTATAGTATAAATCCTATTGCCGAAAATGATAGTGAATGGAGATTTCCTAAAGGTACAATTGCAACGGAAAAATCTACTACTGCTGCAGGTGAAGCAGTCACTACAATCAGACAAAGTTATGCTGCGTTGATTCAACAAACAATAAATTTAACGGTTACAGGTTCACAACAAGAAGTTACTATTTGGCATGATGTTCCAAATACACCCACTGATTATGGTGAACCAGGTTGGATGGCATATGATGGTGATTATCATTACATTTATGCCGGTGGAAGATGGTTGAGACAATCCATTGCAGATTGGATTGCTTAATAATACGAAATATACATATAATTAATTTTATATTTATATTTATAACTAGATAAACAGACAATTATATGCCATATCCCAATTCTAACATTCTTAACATAGTAATTCCACAAACATCTGCATCTTTGCAAAGTGGTCAAGCACCATTTGTTGAAACTATTATTAGCGGTTCTAGACTTGTATTACAAACAGATACTACAGGAACACTAATTGGTAGTTCTGATTTAAATGTAAATAATATTACCGCAAGCAACATTAGTGCGAGCGGATTTATTAGTTCCAGTAATTTGTATGTAAAAACTAATATTACTGATGCTGGTACACTTACAGTAGTTGGCGCATCAACATTGGCTGGATTGACTGGTACTACTGCCACCTTCAGCGGATTAGTTAGTGCGAGTGCAGGATTAACTGCGAGTACAATACAAGATGCGGGTACACTTACTGTTGTTGGCAATAGTACATTATCAAATGTATTTGCAACAAATATTACCGCAAGTAATTTAAGCGCAAGTAATAAAATTGTTGCTTCGGAAATTACTGCAAGTAATGAATTATTTGTAGGTACTGGTCCAGCTTATAGAACTTATGGTGAAGCAGCAGTTAATGAAAATTTAGCAAGATTATATGTAAGTGGTAGTGCTACTATATTTTCAAAATATGCTACTTTAAATTTGGCAACTAGTGCAAGTGATGCTGGCGCCCAATCTTCAATTCTATTTTCACGGTTGGCTTCAAGTGGTTCTGAAGCAGTATTATCTCCTAGAATGCAATTAGGAACCGAATCAGGTTCTACTGATTTGAGAGTTTATGCTTATTATTCTTCAACCGATCCAGACATTGTTAATCAAGCGGCCGGTGCAAATATAGTTGCTGGAACCAGAGCTATATTTAAACAAAGTGGTTATTTTGGTGTAGGTAATTTTATTAGTTATGGTGCTGGCGGTGGAGCTAGTACGACATATGTTTCTAGTTTGCCAGGATATGCTGGTATTGTTGGTCCTGATGCAATGTTGACAATATTACCAATGGATAGTGCTAGTTTTGGTTCTGCTGGTTCTAAATCAGCAAATAGAAACATATTGAACATCATGAGTTATGATACCAGTTCAATTATGTTTATATCTGGTTCAGACGGATATGTTTTATTAGGAAAAAATACAACGGATGGTATAAACAGATTACAAGTTGCGGGTAATGTTAGTGCTAGTGCATATACTGGTTCATCTGCTAATTTTACAAACTTAATTGCAACAAATATTACATCAAGTAATATTAGTGCAAGTGGCAATATTAGTGCTAGTACAGTAAGAGTAGAAACAAGTATAGTTGATGGCGGAACACTTACAGTATTAGGCAATACTACATTAGGCGATGCAGTAACTGATACTACACGAATTACAGGTAGTACATCTATTAGCGGTAGTTTGACTGTTGTTGGAAATACAACTTTACAAAGTACATTTGTTACTAATTTAACTGCTTCAAATATAAGTGCAAGTGGATTTATAAGTGGTAGTGATGGTATATTTGCGGGAGATGTTGCCGTAAACGGCGGTGATATTACAACTACTTCAGCTACCGCAACATTATTTAATACAAATGCAACTACCGTTACTATTGGTGGAGCAGCTACTCAAGTATTATTAGGAAATTCTAGTGGTACAGTAAAGTCTGTTGGTGATTTAATTGTTGGAACAAATACTATTAAAGACGGAGCAGGTGGATTAGCAATAACGACTGGAAATACATTAACTACAATTAATGGTGATTTAAGAGTTGATGGAAATGACATTCAAGGCAGTGGCGGTAATGTAAATTTAACATTGGGAACAAATGAATTAACAGTTCCATTAGAATTGATTGTTAGCAAAACTACAGATGCAACCTCTTATACAGATACAGTTGCTGCATTACAAGTTGATGGTGGTGCAAGAATTAGTAAAAATACATGGATATCTGGTTCATTGAATGTTGCGGGTGATTTTACTGTATTTGGTAGTTCCAGTGTAGTTTATATCAGTTCAAGTACGGTCATTATTAATGATAATATTATTCAATTAAATGCATTTTTCCCATATGAACGATATGCTGGTTTTGAAGTATTTGATAGTGGCAGCAATCAAAGAAGTGCATCATTATTATGGGATGGTCAATCAGATAATTGGACTACAGTAGATCAAAATAATAGTGCAAGTAATATAATAGTTGGTCCTACTGCTTCATTTGGAACTAATCCTGGTTCATTATTAGCTAATAATATACCAAAAGCTTATGATGCCACTGGTATTACTACTTCTTCATTAAGTGATGATGGAACTACATTACGATATACAGGCAATGTAATTAGTGCGTCTTCAATAACAGCAAGTTATGGTACATTGACTTATATCACTGGTGCATTGGTAACTTATGTTACTGGTTCATTTACAACCTTGACAATTGCTACAGGAAGTAATCCTGGAGCTGGTGCGGTTCCAGTACATCCTACGGCAAGTGGTATGCCTGGACAAATTAATGTTGATAACAATTTCATATATGTATATACCAACAATATTTGGAAGAGAGTTCCAATTTCAAACTGGGCTCTCTAATATAGAATAACCAATAAAAGTGTAAATAAAGTGATAACCCAAGAAATAAACATCTTGGGTTATTATATTTATATAAACATAAATAAAGTAATATTTATACAATATGCCAATAGGATCTGGAATAGTTTATAATACCGGCGATTTAATCTTAAGTCAAGTAAGTAGTTCAGGTACAGCATTTTTAGAAACTAAAATAGCTGCAGCAACCAGTTCTATTGTTTATTTTGATAGTACCGCTCGTATTAACAGCGCATCACTAAATAGTATCACTGTAGGTACTGCAAGTTATGTTAGTGGTAGCACTTCCATAATTACTAATCTTACCGCAAGCAATATTAGTGCAAGTGGTACAAGTAGCTTTGGTTATGTTGGTATTGGAACTACAAATCCTAGTGATAAATTATCTATAATATCTGGTTCAGTAAGAATTGCGTCATCATCTTTGGCTGGTGCTCTTTATCTTGGCAATGACGGTAATAATATATACTTAGAAAGAGATAACAATTATGATTTAAGTTTGGTTCAAAATGGTGATTCAAATAGAGCGTTATATTTAGCAAGTGCGGGTAATGTATATGTAAACATTGATTCTAATAATAATGATACAGATAAGGCATTTATTGTACAAAATAATGCGCTTAAAGCTGGAACAGAATTATTCAGAGTAAGTGAAACAGGTAATGTTGGTATAGGTACAAGTATTCCTAATAATAAGTTAGATATATTTGGTGGTACAGGTACAACATTAAATATGTCTAATGTTGATGATGGCAACCGTGGTGGTAAATTGACATTTATATCAAGTAGCGCAACTGGAAGACAGTTTTATGTTGGAACAAATAGTTCAATTTATAATTTAGTATTTGGCATTGATTCAATTGAAAAAGCTAGAATAGATACAAATGGTAATTTAGGTATTGGAATTACCAGTCCTACTGTTAGATTGCATGTTAGTGGAAGTTCTATAATTACAAATCCAAATCCAGGTGCAAATTCTGCGGTACTTTTAGTTCAAGATGAAGGTACGGCTACAACTGTTAAAGATGGAACTACACTAAGAGTTGTAAATAATGGAAGTGCGGCAAACTTTTCTGTATTTGAAGCTTCATCTGGTGTATCTGATTTTGTTATTTTAAATAATGGTAATGTAGGTATAGGTACTATCAGTCCAAAAAATAAATTGTCTGTTATTGGATCAGATTCAACTCTTTATTATAATACAACTGCTCCTGCTGCGGTGTTTCAAGCGGTTTCCCCTTCAACTGTTTTAGTAGCCGTAGATGGAAATGTAGATGGATATTATGCTGAATTAAAATTAGGAAATGCTCAATCAACATATTATCCATACTCCGCATATATAAGAGGCATACAAGGTACAGGAATAGATTATTATAGACTTGAATTTGGTACTGCTGCTGGTTCTGCTGCTAGCACAAGAATGACAATTGCAAATGATGGTAACGTGGGTATAGGCACAACAAATCCTGTTGCTAAATTACAAGTATCAGGTAGTATTAGTGGTAGTAGTTTTACAAGCAGTGTAAGCAACGCAGTTGGTTTCTTGGGAACCAGTAGTTGGGCACAAAATGTAGTTAGTGCAAGTTTTGCAACAACTGCACAAACTGCAAATGCGTTAAATACAGCTAATAGTTATACAATTACAGGATTAACTGTAAATGGTAATATTAGTGCCAGTGGAACTATTAGTGCAAGCAAATTACGAGTTGTTGGAACTGCAAATGTAATTGAATTGGTACAAGCTGCAGTAGGATCTGCAACTTATTATGTAATGGATAATACAGTTGAAACTGGTGGTAGAAGATATAGATTTGGTTATTCAGGAGGTTCATCAGATAAAGGTTCATTCACAATTTATAATCAAACCGATAATATCACACCATTTACTATTACTACAAGCGGTTCTGTTGGTATAGGCACAACAAGTCCTGGTGAAAAACTAACTGTTTCTGGTAGTTCTTATATTATTGGTGTTACGGGTGCGGTTGGAACCGGCACTGCGTATTATTTGGGAGATAGTTCCAATAGAGATTTAGCAATTACTAGAGTTGGTGCTGCTGCAATGGCTATAGGCAGATATTATCCTAGTGCATGGGCAGAAACAATTAGATTTACCGCAGACGGTAATGTTGGTATAGGTACAACAAGTCCTGCTACAATTTTACAAGTAGTAGGAACAGGTGTTGGGTCTGTAGGTACAATTAACATAAAGGGAGCGAGTGCTCATTTAGGTTTAACGAATGCAGCCGGTACATTTAAAGGTTGGTATGGATATTTTAATACTGCAACACATGGTTCTGATAATGATTTAAATATAAAAACAGGCTATGCTGGAACAAGTAATATAAGATTTTCTACTGATGGTGATACAACCGCAGCGATGTTATATATTAAAAGTGATGGTAATGTAGGTATTGGTACTACTAGTCCTGTTGCTAGACTGTCAGTTGTTCCAAGTGGTTCCGCATTTGATTCATCAAATACAATGGTTGCGTATTTTGCAAAAACAACAGCAAATGGTTATGGTTCAACATTTATAAGAGTTGCAAGATCCGACAATACTACTACAACAGGAAGCAATGCGGAATATACTGATATTGAACATAATTCAGGTGGATCTACTCCATTTAGATATGGTACATATGCCGATACAAATATTATTAATGGTGCTGCAGCAACAAATGGTGTTTATGGAAGTATAAATTTTGTTACATCTGGTTCTACAAGAATGACAATTGCTGGCGGTACATCAGCTGGCAATGTAGGTATTGGTACAACAACTCCGGCTACAATATTAGATGTCGTAGGTTTGAATGCAAGTTTTCCTACCGGATCGGGAACAATTCAATCAACAGGCAGTATTGTAAGATTAAGAAATGGTAATTCAAATTTGGTATTGGATATTGGTGGTAATGGTGGCAATGGAAATTGGTTACAATCTACAAATCGTTCAGATTTATCTTTAACATATCCATTATTATTAAATCCGAATGGCGGCAATGTTGGTATAGGTACAACGGTTCCGGCTCAAAGATTGGATGTTCGTGGTTATGTTGTATCAGATGTAGGTAGTAATGCTGTAGAAGGGGGTTTTTATTTAGGAAATAGTGGTCATGGACTTAGAAGACCCGGTGGTTCTTCAAATGATGTTTATCTATATACTACTAGTGGAACATTATATATGGGCGCAAGTGGTAATAGTTCTCAACATTTGACAATATTGACAGGTGGTAATGTTGGTATAGGTACAACTGTTCCAAATAGTAAATTAGAAGTTGCTGGCACCGCTGGCACCGCAATTGTATCTGTAAACAATACATCTGTTAATAGATCTGGTTCATTTGGTATAGATAACAGTGGTGTTTATATTCAAAATTCAAATAACGGTGATTATTTTGATTTGAAAAATGCGTCTGGTACAGCTAGATTTAGAGTGATATATGATAATGCTACACATTTAACTACAAACTTTGTATCTATAGGAAATCTAAGTGCTACAGGTAGTAAATTGAGTGTATTTGGTAATCTAAGTGTTGGTTCTACATATGGTTCAACGGCAGCACCTTCAAATGGTGCAATTTTTCAAGGATCGGTTGGAATTGGAACTACCAGTCCGGATTCTAGTTTACATGTTTATTCTACATCTTTTGAACCCACTATTAGATTAACATCGACATCCGGTTCCGTAAAAACATATGGTTTGGTAAACAATCCGTATTGGGCAACTGGTTCATTTCATATATACGATTT